TAAAATTTTCTTGTAAGGTCCATCTGGATTCAGTTCTCTCACCTCCTTAACTTCTTTTAGTAAATGATAAAGTCTAGCGTCACCTCCTAAAGCAAGTGCTTTAACTATTGTCGCCAAATCTTTGTCGTTAATTGGAAGGTCCATTTCAGGTAAAAAAGGATTCTAAGTTTACAGTTTTTTCCACGTTCCAGCCAATCGCATCTAAGATTGCTTTCAGTGGTTCCAGAAATGCTTTCTCAAATTGTAAGTCATAATCTATGTACTTGTCAAGATTTATTTCATGCGGAAAATCCTGAATAAAAGAAATAATATTCTCATGAATAATATTTGGTTTCTTCAGGTAGCAGAATTTAATCTTCTCACCATTCTGGATGAGGGAATACTTATTATCCAACTTATGCTTTTTAACATAATGGTTGTATAATAATGCACCCCGTATATGTATAGGAGTTCCTTTTGCATAAATCGTAGAATGTGCTTGATACTTAACAACGTTAGATGCCGACCGTGGAAATGATATCTCCTCTGGTGGAAGTGATTTAAACTTAGTACGACAACTATCAATATAATCAATCACCTCATCCTCAGTACCATTCATCATAAGTTTAAGAGCATCTTTAATCATTGCCCTACAAGGTGCAGGTGTAGAGGATTTAACTGCCTCAATACCCATCATCTTTAACTTAGGTTCAGTATATGCAACACCCTCACTGTTCCACACATTAAGAATATATCTTTTCTTTGCAGTCCATATACCACGATCAGCAATGTTCTCTCGTTTCATGAACATCTTTTGATCATAAGCATTTACGTACTCGGCCAACGTTTCATAAGAACGATCAATATACGGCTCAAGTTCCATTTCACAGATCTTATCAAGGAACCGAACAACGCCCTCAGTAGTTTTCTCTCTCCCCTCGTATACACGTTCAACCAAAGGACCCAAATTAAGATAAATGGAATCAGTATCTGAAGCAATAACATAATCAATGTCCTCTGTTTTTAATATCTTATTAAGATGAGCATTCATCTTATTTTCTATCCACCGGATTGAGACCTGCCCTGAAAGGGTAATTGCCTCTGCATTTGCCAACTTGTAGTACCGAAAGTACTGGTTACCGATAGCACCATAAGCACTATTAAGAGATATCTTTTTCGCCATTTGAATGTTGTTACAGCGAGCAATCTCCTTTTCCAATGCTTTGGTAGGTGTCTTTTCATAATCCTTCTTTGCTTGGATCATCTTCTTCTTGAAGACCACACGGTCTCCATACATCTTATCCATCAACTCTGGTAGAAATCCCCTTACATCCTTTCTATACTGTGCTCCATTCGCACACGTTGCATACTCAGGATCAAAGTCATCTATCTCCTCATTTAATATTTTTTCAACGCTTGCGCGGGGATGTCTAGTCTCCCTGAGGGTTTCGGGGCTGATATTATATTGCATAATAAGATGAGGATAAAGGCTATTGAGGTCAAAATTAACAACCCAGTCATAGCGTCCCGGTTTCGGTTCCTTAACATAAGCTCCAGCGTACTTTTCGTTCTTTTGTGATCTGTTCTTTGGTGGAATAACAATATTCCTTTTCTTGAGGTAATTATATATGATAGTATCCCACATCCTCACCTGATAGAATACATCATTGTAATTGACCTTAGCATCATATGCCATGGTCAATGCCAATTCAATGAGTTTCATCTTGTCTTCCAGACGGTCAACAAGTTCCACGTCAATTATATTATACTCAATAAACTTCTGCCAACCCTTTGTGTAGAAATCCTTAAACGTATCAAACTCACTGTGATCTAATTTCTTCTGACCTAATTCTACCTGAGCAATATAATCTAATCGATATGACTCTTGTGCTTTATATGTAAACTTCTTATAAAGATCAATATAATCTAACTGAGTTACACCACCTACATCAAATACTGTATGGGTTCTTCCCATAATATGAATTTCACTCTCACTCACCAATCCCCATGGGGACATCCTCTTCATTAACTTCTCACCAAGCACCCTATTAAGACGCTTACAAATATAAGGTATATCATATAACTGTATGTTCCATCCAGTAATAACATCTGGAACATCCCGCATCCAATAATTAATAAACGAACTTAACAGTTCATATTCAGTTGGACAATGATGATAGGTTACATCCTTCCTATTATTTTGAAAGGGTTTACTTCCCCAAGTAGTGATCTGCTTAGTTGTATAGTCTTGTATTGAGATTGCCAGAATCTCTTCGACGCACGATTCCACATCAGGGAAACCTTGCTCAGACGCAACTTCAATATCCAAACTAATAAGCTTAATTTTAGATATGTCAAACTTGATTTCATCCTCAGGGTATTTCTCTGAGATATATTGATATATGTATCTGTCGTTACCGTAAATATTAAAGTTCTCAATTTCGTCATACTTCTTATAGAAGTCACGACAATCTCTGACCGTTCCGGGATTAATAGCTTCAACTGCTTCTCCACTTAACGTTTTATATTTAGTCTTCTTCTTAGACTTAACAAATAACGTAGGGAAGAATTCATCCCTATGCTCATACCTCCTACCATTCTCAACACCACGAACCAAAAACTGATTCCCGATTAATTGGACGTTGGTGTAGAACTTCATTCTTTAATAAGGTCTTGATATTTTTCAAGTAAAGTTGGTGTTGGATCTGCAAGAGTAAGAATCTTATCAGAACTAATCATGAATATATCATCTTTGGTTATTTTTAGCAACCATGGTTCTAAGGTTCCATCTTCTTTGATTATAAATGGATTTACAAATCTACAATCAGGTTCCCCAGGAACAGCTGCAGGAACCTCCTCAACTTGACTTAACAGAATCTGATTTGTTGTCAGTACTACTAGTTTGGTTTCCATTTACAATGTCCTCAATGTACATTTCTTTAAGTTTTTCTACTGGTTCAACCAAAGTGATCAACCAATCTGCAGGAACAGGAATAGTGGTATCTTTAGTAAGAGGTATCCAAGGAAATAAAGAAACTTCAAATCCTGCCTTTTTATTAGATCCATTTTCACTTTGGAGATTAGGATTCTTCATTCTGATAACACATGGTTTATCTAAATGATATCCAATAACTCTTTTTTCATCCCCTTCACCCATGATCATTTCAGAGACATCAGCAATGACATCTTCTCCTGATTTTAAAAGTATTAACTTAATGGTCATAGTGTCTATTTACCTCCTATAAGTATAGCATAAAAAAAGAGGACCGTAAAGGTCCTCCTCCATCTCGAACTCAATAGTATTTAGAGATACTCTTTACGAGCGTGATGATCAGGAACTATTTTTCCTAATCGCACCACCAAGAGTCCGTCTCTGAATTCCACCTCTCGTATTTCGGTATCATCTGTGATTGTCCAGATCCTAGTGAAAGACCGCTGGGCCAATCCTTTATGGACAAATTCTCCAACATTTTCCGATTCTTCTTTTTTGCCTTGTACATGTAGTTTTCCAAACTCCGTATAGACGGATACTTCATCTTTCTTAAACCCCGCAAGGGCGATCTCAAGTCTCGATTCGACATTATTTACTTGTACCAAATTATATGGTGGGTAATTGGATTGCGTATCCGCACCCCAAAAACGGTCAAAATAATCATCCATCCCTATGCTGTTTTTAACAATCCTATCCATCAGGGTCGATAGATCGGCAGCATTATACCTTGTGATGTTAGTCATCATAGTAGCTCCTTAGTAAGCGAGTTTGTGTTGTGTGAACCCTTTCGGCGTTCACCTATATTTATAGCACACAATGCTAAAAAGAAGTATTCGGTTTCCCGTCATTAACCGAATGCACTAAGACGTTATCTATGTAAAGAGCATCTAGACTAAAATTAAAAGATACAATAGTTTTCCTATCTTTATTATTAGGTAGTCCACGATGAATCCAATGAGAAGGAAAAATAATCATATCACCTTCAGTCGTTTTAATCTCCCTGCCTTTCAAATCATAAGGAGAACAAATCTCAGTTGAAGAAGCACTTTCAGGAAATTCTAGATAATAAACTCCCGTAAAGTGATCGCTATGGATATGCCACCCATGACAATCTCCTTCCTCATATTGCTGATACCATACATCATTTAAATTAATTTTTTTGTAGGCAGATTTAATAAGAAATTCTTCTATTGTTTGAAAGAAACTTGGAAGAAATATCTTTACCCACGGTCTTTGAGGATCTTTAGAATTAGACCAATCTAATTTAGAAACTGAATCACGGGAATATAGACTATCATTATCTTCATTCCCATCAGCAGTTTTTGAAATCTCCAATAGAATTCTATCTCGTATCTCATCATGATTAATCATTTTCAACTGACAAATATTATCAGTAAATTTAATTCTTTTCACTACCGCCTTGGGTATAATGGTCTCATCCTACCCGTAAGAGGTTGTTTCTTTTTGCGTATATGAGTGAGATAAAAATTTGAATAGTTAACAATCACCAATAGTATCAATAATATAGTGTTAACCATTATTCCTCCTGAGTTTTTCCTTTCTTACCGATGTTATACTTCTGCTCCAGAATCCAATCTGTCTTGTCCTTATAAGCAAGAACTTTGATTTGATTGAGGGGAGCAATATCAGCAACTGAATCTGGTTTTACAATACTAATAAGACCCCAATCAGCCAGAAGTCGAGCTATACGATTCCGACGCTGAACATCATTAGAAGTAAGGTTAGCATGCTTTCCGTCAAGGGCAAAGAGTTCCTTAAAATGCACAATATAATACCTACCTTGCTTATGCAAGATATGGCATGATTGATAAAGTTTCTTTTCCTTTCTTGATGCTACACCAATTCTTGTTAGGGTTTCACGAACCTTTAAAAAATCGTCTGGTTCGTTAAGAAGCACTTCCACCATCTGATCTTGCGACCAGTTTACTTCCGGTTCTCCCGTAGAAGTAGTCATTTCATTCCTCCAGTATCAAGTCTTTGTTTAATGTAATCGAGTTGTTGGGTTGATAAAATTTTCAGTGCTTGAGACGCTTTCTCATTACTATAACCATAGTATTGTTTCACACATTGGAGATCCGTGACTTTATCCTTACGGAGCCAGGGAGAAAATCTCTTCTTTTTCCTAAGTGTATTTAGATAAAAAGAATATTGCATGTCCTTATCTAAGTTAGGATATTTATTCATCTCATTAACAAACATCACACAATCAAGGTGACCTGACAAACAACGATTGATAATATAAGGAGCATAATCCTTTATCACAGCAGGATCTTCTTCAATAAGATTGTTCTTATTGAAGTTAAGAGAATTCAACCAATCTTTTAATTCCAATTTCGTATCACCCCTGCAATAATAAAACAATTAGTAATGAGATAAGAAAAGAATATAATAGTACGTACCACAACAACGTGATTGTCGTATCGTTTAGTTCTTTCATCAGCGAACGAACCCAGTGCATACTTCCATATCCTCCATACTTTAATCATCGTATAATTTGAATGTCATCATCTTCTGTCCAGAGTTCGACCTTAGTTCTAAACCTGTTCTCTCTCTTTAGTTTATCATATCTTTTACCAGCCTTCTTCTTCCACCAAGATATAATGTTATCCAAATGAAACTTATCCCAGTTCTGACCACGAACTAATTTATCCTCCTTACCAAGTATAACCTCACGAACATTACCATAACCATAATCAGAAATATAAAATCTCTTCTTCTGAGTAAGACCAAATGCCATAGTAATTACATCATTAAACTCTTTCAATTTATCTTCATCCTTCAATGACTTTTTAATAAGAGAAATCATCTTTGTCTGTCTCTTCATCTTCTTAGATGATGCTTTATTATCAGTCAATGGAGTATTATTATTTAACCGAGTAAAACGATCATGAAGACGATGAAACACCTCTTCATGAAGCAGAGGAAGGAATTTACTATCGGTTAGACCTTTGTACCTCATAAAGGGTTTAAGACCGTCATACTGCGATGCAGAGGTCGTAGAACCGTACAATGAAGTAGTCTCAAATAAACCTATATCCTTATCAAATACACTATTCAAAGTTTCCCTTGCAAAATGAGATACACACATCAATGCAAGAAGTTTTCCTCCAAGATAATTATATCCAAAAGGTTGAGAAGGAACAATAACAAATCCCATCGCTGCATGACGATTGAATAAAGAAAGATTAGCTGGTTCTCCTAACCAAATATTTCTTGGTTTAGAATTAATTGTAGGAGAACCGAATCGAATAAACCCCAAAAGTTGCTGACTTCTCTTTTCATAAATCATCCAACGCAATTCTCTACCAGGAATATTACTCTCATTATTATGAGAAGATACTGCTGCTAAAAGATTTTTATAATGATCTTGAGGAATAGATTGATCAAAACGTTTTCCAACAAACTTAACATCAAACTCCATCTCTTCAGGATGAATGTCCTCATTAAAAAATTCATCCTGCAAAGGACTAAGTTGGCTAGTCTGAAGAACTACCTCCTTCTTAACATACCGAAGATAATCTTCAATGGATGTAAAATTCCTAAAGTAATTAATAAATTCATCAGCAGCCCAAATAGCATCTGATTCACTCACTTCAGTTATCATCGTATAACCATTGGATG